TCCAATCACGCAGAGGCCAGATCATATCCATCATTAACTCTGCATCAAACGACCGAGGAAGGCGTGCAGTCGTATGAGTGGAACATACCCTACAGAACCGGAGTTTCAGGCGATCAACGTCTCGTCAAGGCATAACAACCTATTTTCGCAAGCGATATCGGGCCGCGTACAGGTTCGGGCGCTCGGTGGCCAACGGTGGTCGTTTACTGCGCGCTACAATCCTATGACACGAGCCGAGTTCCAGCCGGTGTTTGCGTTCGTCACCAGCCAGCAAGGACGGCTTGGCTCGTTTGGCATCGTGCCGCCTGTGGTTGGCTCGACGTCAGGCGATGCAACCGGGACTGCATTAGCAAACGGCGCTGCATCCTTTGGCGCGACTTCGGTGGCGGTTGACGGGTTTACAGGAACAATCAAAGCCGGGGACTTCGTAAAGTTTGCGCACGGCAAAGTTTACATGGTCACTGCTGACCGTGATGGCCCAGGAAACATTGAGATTGAGCCAGCGCTTATTGAAGACGTTGATGACAACGATCAGATGATTTATAACGACGTCACCTTCACCATGCGTCTTGATAACGACGTTCAAGAGTATGGGCTCAGCTCAAACGAGTTCTACGAATATCAAATCGACATGGTTGAGGTTATATAATGCCTCGCACGATTGATGCCGCAACAATCACGGCACTGCAATCTGATCAAATCAGGATGTGCCATTTGGTGCAGATCGACTTTGAGACGGTGCTTAGGCTAACGGATAACTTTCGTCCGGTTGGTTATGACGGCGAGATATTTCTACCGGCTGGGCATCTGCTAAACATCGATCAGGTGCAGGAGACCGAGGAGCTTCGGGTTGGCTCGCTCAAGATTAGCCTTTCATCGGTTGATCGTGCTTTTGTGTCTAGCTTTTTGCGTAAGGACTATCTAAACCGGCGCATACAGATTTGGAACGCAGTGCTTGGCAACTCAGGCGCGATTATTGGCGATGCCATTTCCACGTTCGACGGCGAGATAACCGGCTATGCGATAAGCGAATCAAATGATTCCTCGACGATATCCGTCTCGTGCGCTAGCCACTGGGCAGACTTTGAGCGCAAAACTGGCCGGTTCACTAACAACAACTCGCAGCAGTATTTGTTCCCCAACGATACTGGGTTTCGCTTCGCGGCTGAATCAATAAAGGATATCAAATGGGGCAGAGCGTAATGCCCACTCAAGACCAGCTTGATTACCTGGCCAGAACAGGCGACCCGCGAATTGATGGCCGGAATTACATAGAAAACGAACACGGTTTTGCTTCGTATGAGATCGGCGAGAATCATTTGTTGGTCATTCAGGTATATGGCGATGGAAAGTTTTGGGACAAGTTTTTTCGTGATTTAGCCAAAGACCATGGGCTAAAATCTTATATATTCAGCACGCGAAGGAACCCAAAAGCATTCTCACGCAGGTTCAATGCCAGCGTCATTGAAACTTGGATGAGGGTAAAGGTGTGATGCAATGAGCGTAAGCATTAGCTTCAGCAACCCGTTTGATAAGTTCAAAGAAGCGGCTGAGGACGTAAGGGATGCCGTTGTCGATTTCGCCAGCGAAGTCGTTGATCTAGTCGTTGATGCCGTCGGTGAGGTGGTCTCGTGGTTTGTGGACGTGCCGGACGTTCCCAATATCGAAGACCAAGCTCGCGGCGCGCTAGTCAACAAGAACTCAAACATCGACCCGCTTCCTATTATTTACGGCACCCGTCGTGCTGGCGGCGTTCGCGTGTTTGTGGAAACTTCAGGCACAGATAACAAGTTTCTGTATATCTGCATTGCTTTGTGCGAGGGCGAAGTTGACGACATAACGGATATCAACATAAATGATGAGCCTTTGATTGGCTCGGAGTACGAGGACTTTGTTACTTGGGAGCCCAGACTTGGCACAGATGATCAGAGCGCCTCAGACGTGCTGCTTGAGGCGCCATCATGGGAAGATAGCGACCGGCTTTTTGGTATTGCTTATATTGGCGTTAAGCTAGAGTTCAACCAAGACGCATTCAGTTCCATCCCCAATATCACCGCCCTAGTGCGTGGCAAAAAGGTATTCGACCCAAGAAACGGCACCACGGCATGGTCATCTAACCCTGCATTGGCCCTGAGAGACTATCTAAGCAACGATCGCTACGGCAAAGGACTATCTGCCGCACTAATCGATGACGACGCCTTCAGCGCCGCCGCAGACTCTTGTGATGAGCAGGTGGAAACCGTCGAGGGCAGCGGCCAGTTTGTGGACAAGTTCGACATCAACGGCCTTATAAACACCGACCAGACGATATTCGATAACGTGTCCAAGATTCTCGGCACTATGCAGGGAATCATGCCGTACCAAAACGGCCAATATCGCCTGACGGTAGAAGACGATTACGCCAGCACATTTGATTTTACGATCGACAACATGGTCGGAGGAATAGACTTTTCTGGCCCGAACAAGACCCAACGATACAACCGCGTCATCGCTAAGTTCGTGAACCCTGAAGCCAACTGGCAAGTAGATTCGGTCACCTGGCCACCGGCTGACTCGCAGGAAACCGTTGACTTCCTGGCTGAAGACAACGGTGCGGTGCTAGAAAAAGAAATCGACCTGTCGAGCGTCACCAACTTTTATCAAGCTCGCAACATTGCCAAGACCCTTTGCCTTGCCTCACGAAGGAATGGTTTGAGCGTCAGTTTCAAGGCACTGTCAGAGGCCATGGAATGCGCTGTGGGCGACATTGTGACGATCACGCACCCAACCCCCGGATGGGAGGGTAAAGAGTTCCGTGTGACGCGCTTGAGCCTTAACTTTGATGGAACCGTGAACGTATCGGCTCGCGAACATAACGCATCGGTTTACCCGTGGGTGAACGAGGTTGAGGAGCCGGAATCTGCTCAATCTAACCTGCCAGACCCGCTGAGCGTTTTGCCGCCTTCCATTACGGCCACCGACGAGCTGCGGGCGTTCAACGAGGAAGCGATCGCGGTGCTAATCGTAGACGTAACGACAGGCGACGCATTTACTGAGCGATTTGAGGTGCAGGCAAAGAAAGAAGGCGAAACGCAGTTTGTGAACCTTGGTCAGGCGGGCGGCGGTCGCTTCGAACTATTTAACGTCGAGGATGGAGCCACCTACAACATCCGTGCGCGAGTCATTAACTCGCTGGGTGTTCGTTCGGCGTTTAGCCTTGATGATCGGCAGATCGTCGGCAAGACCGCAACGCCATCGGACGTGAACGGACTGACAGGGAACCTGATCGGCAACCAGCTCCTGCTGACTTGGAACGCGGTGCCTGACCTTGATTTGTCGCATTACCGGATTCGGTTTGCGTCGGACAATGACGGCAACACTTATCAAAACTCAATCAGCCTTGTGCCGAAGGTGGCGCGGCCAGCGACATCCGTGATCGTACCGGCTCGTAATGGCACCTATTTTGTTAAGGCGATCGACAAGCTGGGTTTAGCTTCCACCAATCCAGACACGATCAGATTGCAGTCAAACATTGAGCAGTTGGAAAACCTAAACGTCGTCGAGACCATTCAAGAGCATCCGGAATTTGATGGCACGTTCGATGACGTTGTGGAAATCGACGAAGATGATCGTTTGGTGCTTGATACGAGCTTGTTGTTTGACGCAGTGAACGGGCAGTTTGACGATGCGGATGGTCTGTTCGACGCGGGCGACGGAAATGTTGATGCCGAAGGATTTTACTTTTTCGGCAACTCCACCGATCTTGGAAGCGTCTATATATCGCGGCTCACTGCAAACCTGAAAACCGTGCGGCTTGATTACGTCAACCTGTTCGATTCTGCGCCTGGGCTATTTGATAATCGACCTGGTTTATTTGATGGCGACCCCAACGCTTTTGATGACGTGGACGTGGAGCTTCAAATAAGAACGACTGAGGATGACCCAGCCGGAACGCCAACCTTCTCTGATTGGCAGCCGTTCGTGGTTGGTGACTACAAGGCCAGGGCCATGCAGTACCGGGCGCGTTTAAGCACAACTGATGACCAAGCAACTCCGGCGGTATCGGAGCTTACAGTCACGGTTGACATGCCTGACAGAACAGAGCGCGACTTTGACGTGGTTTCGGGCGCTGGCGATAAGGCAATCACGTTCAATACGGCATTCAAGGAAACGCCGGCAATCGGCATCGGTGCGCAGGATTTGCAAACGGGTGATTTTTACGAGATTACCAACAAGACGAGATTAGGGTTTACAATTACATTCAAGAACTCCAGCGGCACGGCTGTGAGCCGAACATTTGACTATACCGCTGTCGGGTATGGAAAAGAGGTAACTTAGCATGAGTCAGCACGACTTCAACATTGCCAACCAAGGCTTCCCGTCTTTTCGAGCAGACCTAAATGATGGTCTAGTCGCGCTTGCAACTAATAGTGCGGGTTCGACGGAGCCGACCACCACGTTTGCTTATCAGTTCTGGTATGACGAGTCCGGCGATCTGCTCAAAATGCGCAATGGCGATGATGATGCTTGGATTACGCTGGCCGCGTTCAATCAGACGACTGACGAATGGGAAGTTCGGTCTGCGGTTGTTCAGGCGGTCGACTCCGCAGGCATTGAACTCAAAACAGATGATGGTGTGACTAGGGTGGATATCGCCAATGATGGCGAAGTCACGATCAATGAACTAAGCGCTCAAAACTTAAATGTTTCCAGTAGCGCTACTATGAACTCAGCATCTGTTAGCAACTTGTCGGCAACAAATGCCGACTTTGCAAATCTTCCGCAGGTGTCTGGGGACAACGTTGCTTTGCAGATCGACACAATAGAAGGGAAAAAGCAGCAAATCGCTCAGGGCTTCATCCAGCGAGAAAGCACCCGAGGAGACCTAGACATAGATCTTGCCCTCGCCATTGAGTTAAATCTTCTTGGCGCTCCTGTTGCTGGCGGCTACTACGCGGGCCTAATCGATACTATCGCTGGCACTATCGACTCGCAGGATGACTACCAGACGGGACTTCGCTATGCGCTGATTGTCGCGCCAAAAGACCTA